CGATGACCATGGTGGTGCTACGTGTCCTAAGTTTAACATTGTAGGACAGCAAGAAGTCTCTAACTTTGATGTAGCACAAAAGATTGCAAAGATTCTCGGTAAGGAATTAAAATATACTATGGTTGGTTACGACACACAACGTCCCGGACATGATTTCCGCTACGCACTCAGCGGTGAATATATGAAACGGCTGGGTTGGGAACCTAAGTATAGCTTTGACACTAGAATTGATCAAATGGTCTCTTGGACGTTAAAGAATGATCGCTGGTTAAAATTATGAATCACGTAACAGAAAATACACACTGTTTGGCCTGTGGGTCAGATGATATTCACACAGCATTAGATCTTGGCCAACAGCCATTGGCTAACAGTTACAGAGATTCGGCCGATGCAACCGAAGACCGTTATCCGTTGGCGGTAAGCCTTTGCCATGATTGTTTTCACTTACAATTAAATCACACAGTTGATCCGGCAATTATTTATAAAAACTATTTGTATGCTACCGGCACCAATCAAACCATACAGGACTATTGCAAATGGTTTGCTGATTTTTGTTTAGAGTCTTGTATCGGCGTTAGCAATGTGTTAGACATCGGCTGTAATGATGGAACACAACTTAACTATTTTAAAAAAGCAAGAAATCAACAGTTACAACCAATAAACACATATGGTATTGACCCTGCTGAAAATCTTTTTCTCCGTAGCAGTGCCAGTCATTCAGTGATTTGTGATTTCTTTGGACCTGCTGCTATTGAAAAATTAAAACAAGTCAACTACGACATTATCATAGCACAAAATGTCTGTGCCCATAATCCAGATCCGTACGAATTTATAACTTGTTGTGCTGAACTAATGACTGACAACACTGTGTTGTTTATTCAAACTAGTCAGGCTGACATGGTGTTACACAATGAGTTTGATACAATTTATCACGAGCACGTTAACTTCTTTAATGTTAACTCAATGAGCCGATTGGCTCAACGTGCAGGGTTAAATTTAGTTGATACAATTAAAACCCCCATACACGGCAACAGTTATATTTTTATTTTAAGCAAGGCCTCTGTTAATAAAAATCGTGTAAAGAATATCATTGACCTCGAAGCCGCATACGGCTTGTTGAACAAGGATACGTATACTCGCTGGGGATCCATAGTTAAGTCTAACATGGATCAATTGATTCAAGTTATTGATCAATATCGAGCAGATGGATATACCTTAGTGGGCTATGGTGCTTCGGCTAAAGGTAATACACTATTAAACTTTGGCAATATCCAATTGGATTTTATTATAGACGACAATCCACTCAAACAAGGAAAATTTACACCCGGTACCGGTTGCGCTATTTTCAGTGTTGATCACTTGAATAATTGTAACTCCGAGAATAAAATACTATTTATATCATTAGCATGGAACTTTTTTAAAGAAATAAAATCTAAAATTCAAAAGGCTAGAAATAATGATAATGATAGATTCCTTAGATATTCCCCAACAGTAGAGGTCACACAATGAAAAATTATCTAGTTAAAGGTTTACACCGTATTGTTAGTACCGAATGGTGGCCAGGCAGCGACCGGTCAACTGAAGAGACCATTGATGGTGATTTATACTACTACTATGAAAAAATGTCTCGGCTCAGCGAAGCCAGTTTCTTTCATTTCCTGCAAGGTGATTGGGAATTAATCCGACTAGAATCAACTGCCACAGATGTCAAGCATGTATTTCGTCAACAGTTTCGTGCCATATGGGATATTTGGTCCACAGAACCTTGTAACATTTATTATTGTGGCAGTGATGTGCAGGTATTAAAACCAGTTGAAGTATTTGGTCGATACCGACACTTCATGATGTTTAATTATACTGATCCTAAAACACTAGACGAACTGCCGCATTTTTTAAATGCCGACATACGTTATTTTCCAGCTGAAATGGATCGTGCCATGTTTGAAACTGCTCTTGGTAAATTGAGCAACTGCACTAAATGGAATGACGATCAAAAATTATATAATTATATGGTATGGGATCAAGGACTAACTCCAGAGCAGGTAATTGACCCTACTATGGCATATCAAGGTCATTGGTTACCCGGTAACGAAGAAGCTCAACAATTAACAGATACGTGGAACGGTTGCCGTATAGAAGATGCCAACATTGCTCACTGGCATGGAAGCCGGCATGCTCCATTGAAATTGCATTTGATGGAAAACATGAATAATGCACTAAAAATACCCGATGTTCCGGTAAATCCTAGACCGTCAAAAACTATAGATATCTCTCATTTGAAATGACAAGTATGGTAAAAAATTACTTGGTGTGTTCGGTTCGTCCTATATCAGAAAATTGGATGAATCAAGACAGCTCACAACTGCATTTGGACTATCAAGAAATGTATCGTTTAAGATTGGCCAGTTTTGAACACTTTGTAAAAGAACCATTTGAATCTGTGGTATGGACTGATCCTGCTACCAATAGCGATACTTGCACCTATCAAAATTGGTTAGATATCAAAGAATTATGGCACAAAGAACCTTGCAACATATTTTGGGCAGGGGCTGATACACTTATGATTCAGCCTACAGACTTGTTTTCTAACAGGTTCTCTCAATACCGATTGTTTAATTATACCGATCCAAAAAATTATAAAGATTTTGCACACTATTTCAATGATGATATACAATATTATCCGCACACCATGTCAGACAATGTATGGAAACTTGGAGAAGAATGGTTGACTCAACGAGAAACTCACCCAGACCGTAATTGGGGTTTTGACCAGTTAAGACACAATGCCATGTTCTGGAGTCAAGATATTCCAGACACAGACCGATGGCATCCAGAAATGGCCTATCAAGCAATGAAGGTAAGAACCATGGATCCAAATATAATAGGTCAGCACAATGTGTGGAATTCTTGGCCTATAGAGCGGGCTCATATACTACATTTTCATGGCAGTCGTGGTAGTCAAGCAGTAATAAACATTATGAGAGAAATTTGCAATCAACTTGGAATTAACATATGAAACAAATATTAGAAGACATTAAAAAATACATTGATGCCAAACACGCAAACAAGACCTGGGTAGCCGGCAAAGATTTTGTTAACTATGCGGGTCCGCATTTTGACTCCAATGAGTATGTAGCGGCTGCAGAAGCACTACTAAATGGTTGGCTTGTTATGGGCAACAAGAGCCTACGTTTTGAACAAAAATTCCCTCAAGAATTTGGCAAGACTCGCGGAGTGTTGACCAACTCGGGTAGCAGTGCAAATCTCTTGATGATGACAGCCATGAAAAGCAAACGTGGCTATAACTTTCCACCAGGTACCAAAGTATTGATGCCCATTGCCGGCTTTCCGACCACACTTAATCCAACTATACAAAATGGATTTACGCCAGTGTTCTGTGATATCGAAATTGATACCTTAAACATTGATCTAGATCAAGCAGAACAGATACTTGCCAACGATCCAGACATTAAAATTATCACGTTTGCACATGTGCTAGGTAATCCACCAAACATGGATCGTGTAATGGAACTGGTTGCTAAACACGATCTAATCTTGTTAGAAGATTGTTGTGACGGATTAGGTACCAATTATGATGGAAAGCCATTGGGTAGCTTTGGTCTAATGGCGTCGTGCAGTTTTTATCCAGCACATCATATGACCATGGGCGAAGGCGGCTTTGTGGCCATGAATGATCCACAGCAAGAAATTATTGTGCGTAGTCTACGTGAATGGGGACGTGGTTGCTATTGCGTAGGGCCCGAAGCCAACAAATTGAAATGTGGCACCTGCGGTAAAAGATTCAATGAGTGGATTCCTGAAATGCCCGATCAGATTTTTGATCACAAATATGTGTATGATGAAATTGGTTACAACCTAAAACCCATTGAATTACAAGCTGCCATGGGGCTTGAACAGATTAAGAAACTGCCTGAGATACATGCGTTGCGTCAACGCAACTACAATCTATTGTTTGCCATCTATGAAAAGTACGAACAGTTTTTTCACTTGCCACGTGCTAGAGACAAGGCCGACGTTAGCTGGTTTGCATTCCCATTGACCATCCGCGCGGATGCTCCGTTCTCTCGTATGGACATTGTTGACTATCTTGAAGAAAACTTGATACAGACACGCCCATACTTTGCAGGCAACATCATGTTGCAACCTGCATACAGTCATTTGATGAATCCTGCAGACGCTCGTGACAACTATCCTGTGGCCACATTCACTATGAAGAACACTTACTTCCATGGATGTAGCCCAGTTATTACTCCCGAACAGATTGCCTACATTGGAGAGAAAGTTGACGGATTTATGAGTTTATATCTATGAACGATGTTGAACAAAGAATCATTGATATTAGCTATAAAGAAAAGATTGGACATCTAAGTTCCAATCTTAATGCGGTCAACATCATTGAAGAAATTTACAAAAATCGACAACCCAACGAGCCGTTTATTTTAAGTTCAGGTCATGCGGCCTTGGCTTGGTATGTGGTATTGGAAAAATATCTAGGCAAGGATGCCGAACACCTGTTTCACAAACACGGAGTTCATCCACATAGAAATGTTGAAGACGGCTTGCCTTGTAGCTCTGGTAGTCTAGGCATGGGACTTACAGTGGCCTGTGGATATGCCCTAGCTGATCGAAGTCGTAGAGTTCATTGTTTAATCAGTGACGGCGAGTGTGGTGAAGGAAGCATATGGGAAGCACTGCGTTTTATCTACGAAGCTAAATTAGACAACCTAGAAGTATATGTAAACGTCAACGGCATGATTGCCTATGACTTTATTGACAAAGAATATATTATCAACCGTTTACGTGCTTTCTTACCACGTATCAATATACGTGAAACCGCACCACCCAACTGGCCGTTTGCCAAGGGCATACTCACGCATTACTATGTGTTAAAACCAGAAGATTTGGATCAACTATGAGAAATAGATTTGGTGAACTCATGGCCGACTCATTGGCCAAAGATACTAATGTATGGTTGCTATCGGGTGATCTTGGATTTGGTGTGCTTAACCGATCAAGAGAAATAGCACCTGACCGTGCTCTTAATGTAGGAGCCGCAGAACAACTTATGTTGGGCACAGCAGTAGGGCTTACCCATTGTGGCAAGATACCTGTGTGCTACAGCATTACTCCTTTTGTAATCTTCCGTCCATATGAATGGCTACGCAACTACCTAGATCATGAGCTGGCACCGGTCAAGTTAGTGGGTGTAGGCCGTGATCAGGACTATGGACATTTGGGATTTAGTCACTGGGCCGAAGATGCTGCTCGTGCTGTTGCGGTATTTCCTAATATCAAGATCTATCAGCCCAATAGTATAGCTGAACTAGAATCCATGTGGCCAGAGTTTTTATACAGCGATCAGCCGGCGTATTTAAATGTGAGAAGAACATGACCAATGAAGAATTGAATAAAATTATTGAGATTAGAACATCTGATCAGTTGCCAGACTTTGAGCCTATATTTTGGCCCATATATGATCGAGGTACGTGGTGGGCCATGCATGACTCGCCAGTGACTCTGGAGTTTTTAAAAACATTAATGGATCATATTCCTAATCGTAATATCATGATTCAGGCCGGCGGAAATTGTGGACAATATGTTCGAGAATATGCAAAGTGGTTTAACACAGTGTATACATTTGAACCAGATCCACTAAACTTTTTGTGCCTTACATTGAACAGCCCCAGAAATGTAATAAAGACTCAAGCATGCCTGGGTAAAGAAAAAATCTTTATAGAATTAGATGGACACGTTAGTGATGATGGCTTAGAAGCAGGTGGTATGCATGTGGGACAAAAAGGCAATATACCCACTGTGCGAGTCGATGACCTGAATCTGCCCGGATGCGATCTTATTCAGTTGGACATAGAAGGCTATGAGTATTTTGCGTTACAAGGTGCTGTTGATACCATTGAACGATATCACCCTGTGATCATAGTAGAGTGGTTTGATACATGGTCTGCTAGATACGGCGTCGATAAAACTACGTTTGACAAGTTTCTCAGTGATCGAGGCTATCAAGAAATTATGCACGAACATTCAGATACTGTTTACAAATACCAACCATGAAAACAGTATTAATCACTGGTGCCAATGGCTTTATTGGACACTACTTAGTGGAAGAATTTCTTAAGGATCATCGTGTGATCTGTGTGGTCCGTCCTGGATCTACCAACATGATTAGACTAGAAGAATTTGTCAATGACATTGAAATCATTGAACACGATATTAAAAATTCTTGCGCCAATCTTCCAAAAGCTGATATCGTATTACATGCAGGAGCCAATCCCAGCGCCGCTGACAGCTTGAGTAATCCCACTGCATCTGTCATGGACAATGTGTTGGGCACACTAAACTTGTTAGAACATGCCCGCCATACCGGTGTTGAACGATTTGTCTACTACAGTTCGGGAGAAGTATATGGTCCTGTGCCCATTGGTCAAGACAGCCTAGTGAGCGACGCCTACAACAGCAACAGTCCCTATGCGGCCAGCAAAGCGGCCGGTGAAGAACTGTGCCTGGCCTATGCCAATTCATTTGATGTTCCTGTGAGCATTATACACATCAACAACACCTTTGGTCCACGTTGCCAAAGCAATCGGTTACCTGTGATCATTATACGCAAATTACTCAACAACGAAACTTTAGACATACACGTGGGGCCCAGTGAATTGATTGGTGGGCGCCGTTGGTTCTATGCTGGAGATGTAGCCAGCCACACTCGATTTATATTAGAAATACAATCTGCCCGTTGTGAAAAATGGAACAGTGCTGGAGATAAATTTATCAATAATCTTGAATTTGCCCAACAGATTGCACAGATAATGGGTCGTAAATTGTCCTATCGATTGGTTCCAGTTGATCGCCCTGGGCACGACTTATGCTTTAGTGTTGATCCTAGCCGACTATACACGCTAGGTTGGCAAGCACCCGACTCCTACCAAGACCGCTTGACCAAAACGGTCAATTGGTATATCAACAACCCCAAATGGCTCACACGATAATTGACAAACAGCGGTAAACTACTGTATAATAATATTATGAACATAATGAAAGATATTTTTGCTAATATTATAAGATATCGTAAATGGGATCATAACGTTCCGTGCGGGTCTGGAAGTTCGATAGCCTACACCAAACAACTTAGAGAAACCTTACCGACTTTTTTAGTCAAACACGGAATACAAAGCATGGCAGATATTCCGTGCGGGGATTTTTCCTGGATGAGTCAGGTTGAATTCCCTGAAAACTTTTGTTACATCGGCGGTGATATTGTGAATTTTTTGATTAGAAAGAATCAAAGAAAGTGGCCGGACAAAGATTTTAGAGTGTTTGATCTAACACAAAACGCACTTCCGGATGTTGATTTATTATTTTGTCGTGATTGTTTATTTCATTTGTCAGACTCCGACATGGCCAAAGTATTTGACAATGTGCTATCAAGTAATGTAAAATACATAATGACTACTAGCTTTTTACCAGGCCATTTTGATAATCAAGATATCAATACAGGCGGGTTCCGACCAGTTAATTTAGAAGCAAAACCTTTTAATTTACCCAAACCAATCGACAGTTTGGATGATGGCCCTGTTGGTGAAGTAACCCGCAGGATGTGTTTATGGAACAAAGATGATGTGAGAAATGCATTTAAATGAAAAAAATATTTTACACGTGGCAGGATGTTGAGCGTCAAACGCAAGAAATTCTACGTCAACTACAACGTGATGCATGGAGGCCCGATTACGTAGTAGGTCTTACTCGTGGCGGGCTAGTGCCTGCATCACTTATTAGTCAATACTTAGAGGTTCCAATGGAATGTCTTAAAGTAAGTTTACGTGACAACAATAGCCAACCAGAAAGTAATCTATGGATGGCCGAGGATGCATTTGGATACCCTGTTTATGATGCTATGTGCTCCAGCAATGGTTGTAAAAACATTCTTATTGTAGACGATATTAATGATTCAGGTGCTACACTAAACTGGATCAAAAATGATTGGCCAAGTGGGTGTTTGCCCAACGACAAACGCTGGGATGACGTGTGGGGCAATAACGTTCGTGTTGCTACCCTGGTAGACAACGAAGCAAGTAAGAGTGAATTAAAAATTAGTTATTCAGCAGTTGATCTAAATAAAGCTGAAGAAGATGTGTGGATTGTTTTTCCTTGGGAGGATTGGTGGCGATGAAAATACATTATAAAAAACCCAATTTGTTAGATGAAATGAAACGGGCTATTGCTGAGAGTAAAGAACCCATTGATCATTTTGAACTAACTTCAGAAGAATTCAATCAATACTTCACTTTTTTTGATAAATCATTTCTTAAAGACAACAGTGTGCAATACATGTTCAGAAGCATTCCATTAAAGGTCAACAATGAGTAAATTAAAAATAGCAGAATTATTCTATTCGGTACAAGGTGAAGGACGCTACATGGGGGTACCATCGGTGTTCCTACGTGTGTTTGGATGCAACTTTAAATGTGCTGGCTTTGGCATGCCACGTGGCAAGTTGAGCACAGAAGCCGAAGAACTTGGTGAGGTCGCACACCTATATAACCGATATGAAGAACTACCATTAGTAAGCACGGGTTGCGACAGTTATGCCAGTTGGCATCCTAGTTTTAAAGACCTAAGTCCAATGCTTACAACTGATGCTATCGTAGAACGTATTATGGAAATACTTCCACACGGTGAATGGCGTGATGAACATTTGGTTATCACTGGTGGTGAGCCATTGCTGGGCTGGCAACGTGCTTATCCAGATCTGCTGGATCATCCCAAGATGCAGGGACTTAAAGAAATTACGTTCGAAACAAATGGTACTCAAGAGATATCCAAAGAGTTTGCTTCGTATTTGCATACCTGGGCACACCATCATGACAAAGACTTTTGGCGAGAGATTACATTCAGTGTCAGTGCCAAACTGCCATGCAGTGGTGAACGGTGGGAGGAAGCTATCCTACCTACGGTAGTTTGTGACTATGAAGAATATGGCACAGCATATTTGAAATTTGTTATTGCCACTGAACAAGACTTTGCTGATGCTGAATGTGCAATTGCTGCATATCGTACAGCAGGATTTACTGGACATGTGTATCTAATGCCAGTAGGTGGTGTAGAAACGGTATACGCTATGAACAATCGTAATGTAGCATTGTTGGCAATGAAACACGGACTAAGATATAGTGATCGATTACAGGTTCCACTGTTTAAAAACGAGTGGGGCACTTGATTGTGCCAATACCCGGAATGGATTGGACGGATGAGCCGTTTCGAGATCGTGCTGTGTGGCGTTTAAAATTCGTGTGGCGACCAAAGCGTAGCGCCATAACTGGTCGCCGGTTATGGTTATGCTATGTGTACGAAGGAATAGCAATGTGGACTGGACCCGGAGATACAGTGCTCGAGTTTAGATACCACGAAAGAATTGAACATTTAATATGGAATTTAAAAGGAAATTAAAATGACACAAAATCAAATTTTATTAGCAGTAGGTGTATGGTTAGTATTAATGGTTATTAGTTATAGCCACAGCGGTTGGCGTAATATGCGTGACTGCTACATGATGTGGTTTAAGAAAGAATACTGGACTGGTTACAATACAGTTGAATTTGTTAGTTGGTTGGCCAAAGCAATTATTATTATTCCGGGTTTGATCTTTGGTATTCAGATCTGGGAATTGTATTATCTAACCTTATTAACCAGCGTAACACTTATTTGGGCTAGCCGTAAAAAAGCATTACCTACATTAGTAGGATTTAATACTATGTGGGCTTGGTTGAGCCTAATGGTGTTAGCACAACACTGGATTTAAGGAATGCTATGACAAACTCTGCTACATCAGTACCTTTACAGGATCGTATTACCGATTGGATTCGAGACTATGCCCAACAAGCTGGCATAAAATCTCTAGTGGTGGGTATCAGTGGTGGTATTGACAGTGCTGTAGTCAGTGCGCTATGTGCTCGGACTGGTCTCAATACGTTTGCTGTGACCATGCCCATACGTCAACTTCCTGAATTACATGATCTCAGTATGCGCCAAGGTATTTGGTTAGCACAAAATTTTGACAATGTGCGTCATGATATTATTGATTTAACTAGTACCTTTGATGAGTTTGAACGTCGTCTGAGCACTTACAATAATTTATTAGGATTTGCCAACAGTCGTAGTCGCCTGCGTATGGTCACCTTGTATCAAATTGCTCAAAGCGTCGGCGGTATCGTAGTAGGCACAGGCAATAAAGTTGAAGACTTTGGTGTAGGATTTTATACCAAGTACGGCGATGGTGGTGTAGACATTAGTCCTATTGCTGACTGCTACAAAACAGAAGTGTGGCAAATGGGTCGTGAATTAGGAGTGCTACAAGACATTATCGATGCGGCCCCTACAGATGGCCTATGGGATGATGGACGCACAGATCAAGATCAATTAGGACTAAGCTATGCTGATTTAGAGCTGGCTATGCAACAAGACGAAGGCGGAATTTTAGTGAGAAATAGCCTGGAATTAGAACGCTTACAAAAATATCAAGCGATACGTGCCCGTAGCCTACACAAAATGAACCCAATTCCTGTGTTCAAGAAATCTTAATCACCGCCGAAAACACGGATAAATTATTGTATCATTTATCTTTAAGGACTCACATGAAAAAAATAGGATTTATTGGCATCGGCAAGCTGGGCTTGGACTGTGCAGAAGTATTTGCTGAAAAGCACGAAGTTCGTGGCTATGACATTCATCCACGTGTTAGCGACAGTGTAAAAGTATGCGACATTAGCGAAGTAGTAAATGAAAGCGAGTGGATTTTTATCGCGGTTCCTACTCCACACGCTGAAGGGTACGATGGATCAGTTCCGTCAAGTCATATGACTCCCAAGGACTTTGGGCATGATGCAGTTATTGATGCTATCAACAAGGTAAACCAATATGCCACTACACCTAAAAAAGTAGTGCTGATTTCTACAGTATTACCCGGAACAACCCGCAATAAGTTTGTTCCCTTGTTAGACAAAAAACATCAGTTTGTTTATAACCCTTATTTGATTGCCATGGGTTCAGTCAAGTGGGACATGGTCAATCCCGAAATGATTATGTTAGGTACCGAAGATGGCAATCTGACTGGAGTTGCTGGTGAACTAAGAGACTTGTATGAAACAATCATGCAGAATAATCCACGTTATGAAATTGGCACCTGGGACGAGTGCGAAGCTATTAAGATTTTCTACAACACATTTATTTCAGCCAAGGTAGGGCTTGTAAACATGATTCAAGACTTTGCTATGAAGATTGGTCACATTAACGTCGATGTGGTTACAAATGCTTTAGCAAGGTCGACCATGCGAATCATGGGTCCTAAATATATGACGGCAGGCATGGGTGATGCTGGTGCCTGCCATCCCCGTGATAACATTGCACTCCGTTGGTTAGCAGAAGAATACAATATTGGCTACGACCTGTTTGACACAGTGATGCATGCCAGAGAAATACAGGCCAAGAACTTGGCCCTGTTCCTAGTTGATCAAGCGCAACGACTTAGTTTACCAATTGTAATTCACGGCAAGGCTTACAAGCCTGACGTTGAATACTGTATTGGTAGTTACAGCACCTTGGTAGGATTCTATATTCGCGAAGCTGGCTTGCCTGTGGTCTACGTCGATCCATTGGCCGATGATCGCACTCATTGTTTAGATACCATTGATGGACCTGCGGTATTTTTATGGGCACACAATAGAAAAATCACATACGAATACACCGGTAACACACCCGATACACAACCCTATTGTGAAATACAGCCAGGCAGTGTCATAGTCGATCCATGGCGCAAGTTGCCATTTGACATGCCAGGCATTGCTGTGTTACACTACGGAAATACTAGAACCTAAGGAATCCAATGGGATTATTCGATCGCTTTAAAAAGAAGCCAGATGCAGTTACGCCTAAACCTGAGGCCAGGCCCAAGAAGGCGGAAAAAACTGCCAAGGAGTTGGCCACAGAAAAGGGCGAACCTTATGTGACTATTCTCAGCATGGAGGTTGATCCTGAGAATATGCAAAATGGTGCTTTTGAACTGGACTGGAACGATAAGTTTGTGGCCAATCTTGTTCGTGCTGGCTATCAAATGAATCCCAAGGACTCTGACAGTGACATTGTAGATCGTTGGTTCACTGCGGTATGTCGCAATATTGTGTTAGAAACATACGAACAATACCGAGCCATGGACCCAGAACGTGATCGGGTAGTTAAGTCGCGTAATATCGGTGACGGAAGATCGGAAGTATCATGATCCTAGCCATCGGCGACAGTAACTTATATCCGGCATGCACTGAGTCAGAGCAACCAGTGGACATTGACAACATGATTGTAGTATTCAGTCGGCAGTTTGCTGAATCATTCAGTTGTTGGGCTAAAAATGGTGCCAGCAACTACTGGATTGAAAATCATATAGATTATTTTTTAGCTGATGAACGATGGGAACCCAACACACTGTTATTCATTGGTTGGACCAGTTTTGAACGGGAAGAATGGCCTTGGTTATACAACAACATCAGTGTGTGTGGTGGTCCAGACTTTGGCATGCCAGAGCCAATGAAGGCTAGATTTAACGAATGGAAAACTACGCTGACCGGCGACTACTATCGTCGAATGACACAGTTCTGGCACGACAGAATACATGCCATGCATTTAAAGTTGCGCGAGCGTGGCGTACCACACCTGTTCTGGACTACCTATAACAACTTTGACACCATTACTGATCATCAAGACTGGCACGGAAGTTTTTATAAACCTTACGATCCCAACGGATGCATGGCCAAATATTTTGAATCAAACAATATATTAGCAAACGAAGGTGACCCATTTCACTATGGTGCTGCCGCTCAAGCAGCCTGGGGCACTGAATTAAGTCTCCATGCCCGAAAATTTGTTCTATGATTTTGTATGTCAATGGTGACAGCCACACTGCTGGCGCCGAAGCAGTAAATGCTCATGCATTTGCCGAAGACGACCCTAAATTATATTACCTAGGACGGCTGCCGCATCCAGAAAATCTTCAAGTTACCTGGGGTAAACTGTTAAGTCTTGCTCTTAACGCTGGGTTTCAATGCGAAGCTGAAAGTGCTAGTTCAAATGCTAGAATACTGAGAACTACCCGTGCTTGGCTTGCAGAACAAAAAAATAACTTACAAAATATTTTAGTCATTATTCAATGGAGCACCTGGGAACGTGAAGAATGGGAATACAACGGCGTCACCTATCAAGTCAACGGCAGTGGCATTGACCAAGTTCCGCCCGAAGCCGCTGAGCGATATCGCAATTATGTTATCGAGCTTGATTGGCGCCAAAAAGCACAAGAAGCACATGACACTATTTGGACATTTCATCAAGAACTTCTAGCTCAAAATATTCCTCATGTGTTCTTTAATGGTAATAATGATTTTGATTCAATTGGGGATCAACGAGATTGGGGATTAAATTACATCGGACCGTACGATCCAGCCAGCACATATCATGCTCAATTGCAAGCGGCAGGAATCGACACAGTTATGCCAGATTCATACCATTATGGGCGAGATGGACACGCTTGGTGGTTTAAATACTTACTTAAATATCTAATGTCAAATAAGTTTATATGATATTTAAAACTCGAGATATTAAAAGACATCTTAGTATTATTCATGATTTTGGTATTAAGAATTTGATTGTTAGTGGATGTAGCTTCACTTATAACGGCCATGATAATACAGCACTTGCTTGGCCTTACTTCCTTAGAGACCTTGGAGGGTTTGAGCAAGTATTGGATTGTTCTCTGCCCGGTGCAGGTAACAGCCACATATCAAATTCCTTAATTTGGGCGTTAGAAATGGATCAACCGGATCCATCAGACAGTTTGGTAATAGTGATGTGGAGTGGACATGATAGAGATGATTACATATTTCCTAAAGAAAATATAAACAACTATTCAACTCCATTTTACTATAGCAAAAATGTAATGTCGTCAATTCGTAATGCAGGCGATCTTCTACCAGAATCCAATAGAAATGGCATCGCGGATGAATTGAAAAAGTTATCAATGGCAAAAAGCAATGAATCAAGAGCCATTGAAAATTATCTTTATATTACAAAAACATATGAATATCTAAAATCTTTAAATTATAAGTTTATATTTTTAAATTTCATAAATCTCAAAGAGCCTGTTTGTGGAGAAGTAGGCGGAACTTATTCTTTCGATATAAGAAAACATTTACCAAAATCAGCACAAGAAAAATTAAATTTGATGATAACCAAAATTGATGACCCGTATCATTTTTCTGTCAGATATAATCTGTTAGATTCTGACAATTTCCATCCTGGCCATTACGGACATATAAGATGGACCAAAAAGATATTGATACCACATTTACAAACCGTATTTGGTTGACCATTAGTTAATTTTCTGCTATACTAGTAGTATGAAATATGTTCTTATTGACACGGCTAATATGTTCTTTCGTGCTAGACACGGTGCTTTTCGTGCCGCTGACACGTGGGAAAAAATTGGATTTGCCCTCCATGTGACCCTAATGAGTGCTAACAAAGTGGCTCGACGCTTTGAAGCCGATCATGTGGTGTTTGCACTGGAGGGGCGCAGTTGGCGCAAGGACTACTACAAACCCTATAAAAACAACCGTGCTGTAGCCCGTGCGGCGCTTACAGAAGCCCAAGCAGATGAAGACAAGATGTTTTGGGAAACATATGATAATCTGACTAAATACTTGAGTGAAAGGACCAACTGTAGTGTATTACGTTGTCCAACCGCTGAAGGCGACGATATCATAGCTCGCTGGATTGCACTACACCCACAAGATGAACACATTGTTATCAGTAGCGATACCGACTTTGTTCAATTAATAGCACCCAATGTCACGCAATACAACGGTATCACAGACGAACTAATTACCATAGAAGGAATTTTTGATGCTAAAGGTAAACTGGTTATTGATAAAAAAACCAAAGAAGCCAAAACAATACCCGATCCGGAGTGGTTACTTTTTGAAAAGTGTATGCGAGGAGACAGCTCAGACAATGTGTTTTCGGCTTATCCAGGTGTTCGAACTAAAGGAACAAAAAATAAAGTTGGTCTCCAAGAGGCGTTTGAAGATCGCAAGACTCGAGGATATAATTGGAACAACATGATGCTGCAACGCTGGTCAGATCCGGATGGCGTAGAACATCGAGTGTTAGATGATTATGAACGCAATCGAGAACTGATCGATCTAACAGCACAACCTCAAGCAATCAAGGATACTGTAGATGCTGCCATACGTGAGCAGATCAGTCACAAAGACATTGGTCAAGTAGGTGTGCGATTCATGCAGTTTTGTGGCAAATACGAATTGAACAAGTGCAGTGAAAGTGCGGACAGTTTCGGCCGGTGGATGAACGAAACATATAAAGGAGTTTTAAATGACATTGATAGCTAAACCTGTAGTAGATAAACAATTTTGGATCTTACAAGAAAATAATCAAAAGGTCGGAAACATCGAAGCCTGCGCTGGTGGTTACCAAGTAAAGATCAATAATCAAATTGCTCAATACAAAACCATAAAGATAGCGGCCCGAACTGCCAACATTAAATTTGAACCGGCAGTGACCATTACTAAACCAAAAACAACAGTGGATCATGTGCATGGATATCCGGTGGCGGGCCGAGTATACAATCCTATGTGGGACGTCTCTCAACAATTACCTGTATACACTAAGACAAACAAAAGTAAAAGTTGGTTTAGTGCTGGTTGGTATAATGTTCGTAAAGGTCGCCATTGGCGCACAGTATTGGCACCAAAATTAATTGTGTTGCAAAGATATCCATACCAGGGCCCATATTATTCAGAACAAGACGCTCATGACAATTCATCTAAGTAAGTTCATTGAGCGAGTTCAAGGTCAGCAAGCTCGTGGCGCTCGAGATTTTATTATGAGCCTTAAAGATGCACAGGATCTACACGCTGATATCTCTCGACTACTACTAGAACTTCAGGCTTTACGTGAACATACAGTCGCAACCCTACAAAAAGATACAGAAACAATTACGGTAAAAATGGACGGCGGAACATTCTAAAACTACTTATATTTCTAGATAAATAAAATATAGGAGTTTAATGATATGAGTCGCCCAAAGCCCAATGTATTAATCGAGCACACAAACAAGGCTACCTATAAGAGTGAACAGGTTTTGGCGTCAGAAGGCGTGTGGGCAGTATTTTATGATGCTAAACCTATCAATTTAAAAACGTCAAACATGTTGGTTCAGTATCCAGGTCCAAAATACAAAAAGGTTTCATTCAGCAATCCCGGTCATGCCAAAAACTTGGCTCGAAAACTTAACACACAATTTAAAACTGAAAAGTTCACAGTGGTCTTATTAACCGCAGGCAATCAGATTTATCCATGAATTTTTTAATACTTGGTTGTAGTTGGGGGGTTCCTAACTATGATGAATTGCTAGGAGATCCGCCAGAAACTCATACCGAGTATCTATTAAAAGCCAAAGGACATAACGTTATTAATTGTGCCGCAAACGGGGCTAGTAATTTACAGTCTCTTGACAGGGCAATATTATATCTTGCTGGAAAAAAAATTAGACATCCGGCATTTCCAGCAATCGATACTAGAATACAACTTGAGGACCTTGACATAAAAATTGATTGGGTTATCTGGTTTCAGACTGAATTTATTAGAGATGACAGATCTGTTTTACCAAGTAAAACTTTAATAAAAGATATTGCACAATTAACTTATAGTCGTTATCAAAGGTTCTTTAAAAAATTTAAATCAAAAATGGCCATTATTGGCGCTAATTCAGACTTGCACCCATGTTATAAAGAATATATCAATCCAGAGTTTGTTATTAAAAGTTGGAGCTCAATGATACTCAATCAAGAACCAATGGAATTTGATATCAACGATCCTGAGTTAGAATTTAAATTTATCGATAACGAATTACGATTGCAAGATTTAAAAAGTAACAGTATACTTTTCCCAGATAAAAGTCACCCTGGGGCAATTGCCCATGCCGACTTAGTAGAAAAATTACTAGAATGCGTGACAAAAGAAAACTTACAGAAGATTTAGTTGCACTGTTATCTGATGAACAACGTGTCAGCGTAGAAAGTGCTATGGGTGCTTGGTGGTTTAATTTACGACGCAATGGTGGTATGAGATTGACCAGTACCGGTTATTCGTCTTTGGCCGATATGCTTGATCTGGAACACTACGCATACAGCATTAATGATCCACACATCTTTGACAAACAATTGATTCTAAAATTAGACCGTAAAATGCAAATGCCTTACTATATTCATACTGTCAAAGGCATACCCAAAAAGATTATGTTCTTTGGTAGTCAGGAAGCAGTCATGGTGAACCTATACGGAAATCTGTCGCAATTCCTTGACAACTATCGTACTTGATGTTACACTATATGTCTGGGCCTATAGCTCAGTTGGTTAGAGCAGGGGTCTCATAAACCCTTGGTCCCTGGTTCAAATCCAGGTGGGCCCACCAAACATGCTAAATAGTATGACCGTACGAGGCAATCTCGAGGTTGACAGCAAGGTTGTAAAAGGTTACAATTAGCACTCATGTTTAATTTAAAAGGAAGTAGTATATTATGGTAGTAGGTAAAGTAAAATGGTTTAATGATGCAAAAGGTTTTGGATTCATTACTCCAGATGATGGTGGAGAAGATGTATTTGCACATTTTTCAGCAATTAATATTAATGGATTTAAAACATTAAAAGAAAATCAAGTGGTAAAATTTGATTTGGTTCAAGGACCAAAAGGCAAGCAGGCATCAAACATTGTACCTGCATAAGTAATATTATTATAAAAAGGAGTTTTTATGTCACTATTGGCCACACAATCATTCGTTGCAAATGCAAAATCCACAGTAGTTATGGATCGCCCGTTCACTGAAGATGAATTGACTTCAGTATCGATTATTAAACAAAATGCGATTGCTGCAGGGGAACAAGCTTCAGCATATACACAGACTATTGATGCAGGAACTTATACTAGCGTATCATATTATAGTAATATCGCCACAGCAAATGCTGTTGTAGCAGCCTATTTGGCATTTGTTCCAGCACCAATCAGTGCTGTTGCAGAAGCAGTATAAGTAGTCGGTAAAGAATTGTTGTAATTCCTTCAAAGAGAAGGCAGCTCGGACGGGGGTTCGATTCCCCCCGGGTCCACCATAAAGCATATTGCATAAAACCGACTCAAGCATTCGAGTACAGGCAACCCAATGTGTTTTATAATGGGCCCGACCGGTTTCGACGGGGTGAGATATTGGCGACGGCAACACGGTAGGCGATGACCGTAAATCAAGCAAATCTAGTAAATGCAAACGCATCTACAGGCGAAGTAACTGTAAGTGGTAAGAACATCAAGTTCTCTGCTCGCACAGTGAAAGCCGAATCTTTCGCAGTTTAATCACCGCGATAGGGTAGGAAATACCTCGTAACAGAAACAACCAGCCCGCTTCGGCGGGCTTTTTTAATTTGTATAAATAAATGATATCAGGAGTATAGCATGAGCACCGATTTTTTTAAAAAATACATTAATATCATCAAGGAAGCAGAACAACCGCAAGTTCAACTTGATGAAGATAGTCCTTATAGCAAAAAGCAAATTAACTGGGTTATAAAATACAACATGCATGACAAGTTTAAGGGCAAGGGCCGAGTCTTTAATGTAGATTCCACTGCCAGAAAGGTACGTTGGAAACAACCTCTTAACTATGATGTAATCGAATTTGAGAAGGCCGGCTTGGACATATGGGACCGGAAATTTCGTCAAGCAGTCACTAACGCAGTCTTGGCCCAAATGCCTCCTGCCCCAAAGTACGACAACTAATTTTCACAAACACCAAAAACCCGCTTCGGCGGGTTTCTTTTTGACCACGTAAAAATTACTATCTATTAGTAAAACTACTAAATAATATGTTGGACAATCGTCCACATTCTTATAAGGAAAAACTAATGAAGAAAATTTTAGCAATCTTGGCCGTGGCCATCTCTGGTACTGCATTTGCAGCCGACAGTGTCACTGTCGAAAGTCAGCGTATCAACAATGCAGGCGCTGCAGCTCAACAGCAATATGTGTTGGGAGTAAAGAAGGAATTCAGCGGTTTCGCTGGTGACTTGGCATTCTCTAACGCACAAACAGAAGGCACCAATGCCTTGAGCACTCGTCTCGAAGCAGGCGCCACAGTGGCTGGTCCAGTTGGATTGTATGTTCGTGCCGCAACAGGTCAAAAGTATAGTAATACTGCTGACTTCTCATACTACTCTGTTGAGCCAGGTATTGCAGCCGCAGTGCCAGGTGTTGCAGGTTTAACTGCCAAAGTTGGTTACCGTTGGAGAAGTGCGTATGATAGCGCAAACAACGACCAAACACACACAGCCCGTTACTCATTGGCTTATGCTTTGAGCAAGAACGACACTGTTGCTGTTAAGTATGACCGTGTTCAAGGTGACAGCAACCAAAAGGTTGTTGCAGTAGCATACACACGCGGTTTTTAATCAGAAACTTCTATGTAAAGTAAAAGGCACTCAGGTGCCTTTTTTAATGATTAGCAGAATGGCAAAATTAATAGTATGCGGGTGTAGTTTAAGTTCCGACAGCGTTGACCTTCCGGGAACAGGTTACGGACATCAAACAGCACGGCTTCTAGGATGGGACGTAGAAATACTAGCACGGCCAGGATGTAGCAATGGTGGTATCCGTATACAAATTGATGAAGCATTGCGGCAACAGCCTGATTTTGTTATTGTGGCACCGACTTTTTCGGACCGAATGGAAATTCCTGCCAAGCCATTTAATTACAGTAAACACCACGGTCTTAACAATATCAATTATGGCAATAATCCATACAGGATGATTTGTGAACCAATTGTAACTTTGATTGAAAATACTGACCATCCAACTCGCTATAACAAGCTGGATGACTATACAGAATCAGCTCTGCAACAATATATCAATCATATATATGACCACAAATGGAAACAGCAACAAGACGAATGGATAATACGCGATGGTATCATGCAATTGTTTTATTTTAAAATACCGTTTTTAGTCATTGCTGGACCCCTTTGGCATGTTGGGAATATACGTAACAAAATACCAAAAGTAGTAAACAACAATAGTTTGACTCTTGACTATAAAGAGACCCCGACTTATGCAATACACGAATGGCCGTTTGAAGGAGTAGATCCGGGATATCACGGTAGCCCGGCCAGTCAGGAATATCTAGCAGAAATCTACGCCAAAAAGATACGCAAGTGCATGTCATGAATATTTTGGCAATATACCAGTTGACAGATCATAAATAAACCCGTATAATACTTACTATGATGATCGATAACTTACATCTCTCTTTAGCAAATAACCCAATAATTGGACAAGCCGATTTATGGGTCTATGGCTGTGAAGATCGTAGAGTGGGTTTTGAATAGCAGTAAGTTTTAACTTTTATTCAACAACCCCGAAACTAAACAGTCCGGGGTTTTTTTATTGAGAGAAGAATATGGAAAACAAAACGCAAGATAAAATTTTCTTAGCACCCGAAGAGCGTGTGGCCTTAATTGAACGCAAGCTCGAACGTGCCCGGGTGCAAGTTGATGCAATGATAGCTCAAATGGAAGCAGTAAAAAAAGTAAAGAACAATGAACAAACTAATTCGTGATGGTAAGGTGGCAGTGTTGGTATCACCAGGTTATGGTGCTGGATGGTATACATGGCACCGCAACGAGGAATTGTTGTATGATCCCAGTATCGTGGAGTGGATAGAACAAGGTGATTTAGATAAAATAAACACTTATCTAGAATTAAAATACCCCAATGATACCAGTTTAGGTTTAAGCGACTTGGAGGTACACTGGGTGCCAATCGGAGACAAGTTTCGCATTAGTGAATACGATGGTGCAGAGAACCTAGTGTTAGAATCACAAGAATGTTGGTTAACTGCCTGATCGTAATACCAAAGTATTACAAACAATTTGGTTGACCCAGAATAGCCATTCGGCTATAATAGGTGTAATAGTTAGAAGAAAGGAGGGCAAGATGCCTAGTGTATTTTTAGTAAGCGACACGCATTTTGGACATACTGGCGTCTGCCGCTTCACCCGTAATGACGGAGTTACAAAATTGCGTCCGTGGGACAGTCCTGATGAAATGGACGAAGCCATGGTCAAGGCCTGGAACGAACGGGTAAAGCCCACTGACAAGGTCTACCATTTGGGAGATGTTGTTATCAATCGTAAGGCCTTGGGTATTATGCATAGATTGAACGGTGATAAGGTGTTGATCCGTGGTAATCATGACATATTCAAAGATGCCGACTATCGTGAACATTTTCGTGAACTTCGTGCATACCATGTGATGAACGGAATGATCTTGAGTCATATTCCTGTTCACGCAGAAAGTCTTGGTCGTTTTGGTGTCAACATTCACGGACACTTGCATGCCAACCGTGTTAAGAAGGCACGTGGTGTTGATGCTAGAACCGGTGAAGTTTTATATAGTGATGAGAACGACGTTCGTTATCATTGCGTCTGTGTAGAGCAAACTGATTTTGCACCCATCTTGTTTGAAGACGTTATCAAACGCATTGAAGAAGAAGGTGGTGAAGTAGGTTTTAGGAACGGAAATGGTCCTACAATGTAATTTTTGTATCCCTGATGTAATGGCAGCATAGCGGTCTCCAAAACCGTTCGTCGGAGTTCGAGTCTCTGGGGGTATGCCAAAAATAGTTTGACAAGATATAGGAGTTAGTGTAAAATA